AAAACATTGTCAGTAAAAATTGTTTTTATGCTGGTACATCATGGTCTACAACTGACAGTGTTGGTACTTGTTTGTTTAATACAGTTGTTAATCCAGCTGTAGCGTGGGCAGGTTCTGTTTCACAAGGCAGTCCATCAACTATACGTGGGTATTGTATTCAACATACTCCTTTATCTTTTGCTTCCCAATTTTTTGAACATTGGCGTGGTGATTTGATTTTCACTGTTAAATTGGTTAAGTCTAAATTCCATTCAGGTCGTTTGCGTATTACATGGGACCCAATGTCTTCGGACGCCAATTCGGTTCCACCAGCCAATACTGTTTATAATACCATTGTTGATTTGTCTGATCAGGATGAATATGAAATCCGTGTACCATGGTTTTATCAGTTGAATTATGCTAGAATACGCGATGTTACAACTAACGTTTGGACTGAAGGAACTACTAATTCTGTTAATCCGACGTTTGATAATGGTGCTTTAAACATTTCTGTTTTGACCAGTTTAGCAGCCCCATTAGCTTCTGCTGATGTAGGTATACTGGTTTATGTTAGGGCGGCGGATAATTTTGAATTAAATAATCCAACAGATCAAAATGTATCATCATTGTTTCAAATTCAATCTAAGGATGTAGTGGATTTTGAGACTCCTAACGCACCTAGAGCTGGTCCTGTTATGAAGCATTATGGTGCTCCCATAAATTCTTTACGTGAATTAGCACGTCGTTCTCGACTTATGGATAGAATACCGTGTCCGTCTTCAACAGCAACTGGTGGTTTTAGACTTCTTAAAACTGCAACTCCACTGCCTCTTTGTAGAGGATATGATCCTAATGGTTTATCAACTGCAACATGTATATATCAAGGGGGTAATTACGCTTTTAATTATATTGCAAGTTCTTTTATTCCTTTATTGATATCACCATATGCGGGAGTTTTGGGATCTTTTAATTACTCTTTTGTATTGGACGCAAACAGTACTAGTTTGGGTTGGGATTGTTATGCTCGAAGAGAAAATACTCGTAAGACTACTTCTAGTACTGTTGGTTCAATCCAAGGAGAAATATCTTCTACTGATTCGTTGAGTTCTCAAAGAAATCAACTGACTCGTTTCAGTGAAGTTGACAATGGTGCTGCTGTTATGTCGTGCCTTGTAAATAATACTTTACAGGTTAACATGCCATATTTGAATAATTATTCTTTTTTCAGTACGGATCCATATCGCCAGCTAGCTGGTACACCGAGTCGATTTCCTGATGGAAACGAGCGAATATGTTTAGAATTTATTGCATGGTTGAAACAATTTACATCACAAGATTCTTCTAAGCGCACTACCTTAGCAACATATGTAGCTGCTGGACCTGATTTTCAGGTTTTGCAATGGGTTTTCCCAGCCACATGTTTTGTTTACACCGCGACAGTATCGCCAGTGTAACAAGGATAGTGCAGAAAAGGCGCCCAAGTGTCAAAAAATCTTTTGACCGCCGTTCTGGCAAAGTATAAAAAATTTCGTTGTGATCGGAATTTTTTCACTCTTTAAATGAGTGTTTTTGTAATCATTGAAAGTCGTTATAAAGACTTCTATTGTGAAAATTTATGCTAATGCATGTACATATAGAGGTCTTTTTAGACCACTACATGTATCCTACGGGTTTATGTAAC